ATTAACTGCATCTGTAACAGCAATAGGTGCATCAAGATTAGTAATCTTACCATTATTCATATCAATGGTTGTAAACGAACCTGAGGCTGGTGTAGTTCCACCAATAACTGTGTTATCAATAGTACCACCAGTAATAGTCGCAGTATTAATTGTAGGGCTAGTTAATGTTTTATTAGTCAGTGTAGCTGTATTAGTACGTTCAGCAAACACATGAGCGGTTGAAGCTGCTTGTGTTGTGTTCGTATCTGCTACTGCTGTAGGTACTGTAGGTGTACCTGTAAGTGCTGGTGAGTCACTAAATACAATATTACTTGTACCAGTCTCATCTGTAATAGCAGCACTCAACTGAGCAGAAGTCATAACCAAAGTATTGTTAGCTAGGTTAATAGTCTTATTGTTTAATGTTTCAGTACTTGTGGCTGTAATAAAGTCACCATCAGTTACAGCAGCATTAAACTCAGCAATAGTGCCTGTGATTGTATTATCAGTTAGATCAATACTCTTATTAGTTAGCGTCTGTGTTCCATTAACAGTCACAACAGTATTAGTAGCAAGGCCAGTAGCTACAGTATTAATGTTAGTTTCATTAGCAGCCACTGCATTAATGTTTGCAGTATTACCAGCAACACTAGTAACATTACTTGCAATACCTGCTACCGTTGTAACATTACCTGAAATACCTGCAACTGTTGTAACATTACCTGATATACCTGCAACAGTGTTAATGTTTGAAGTATTACCTGCAACTGTTGTAACATTACCTGAGATACCTGCAACAGTATTAATATTAGTATTATTACCTGCAACGGTATTTACGTTACTAATATTAGTAGCTACTGTGTTAAGGTTAGACAGGTTAAGTGCGTTAAGCTGCGCCTTGTCTGCTGCTGATAACCATGTGTTCTCAAGATAGTTCTTGGTTACTGCATCCTGTGCTGCTGTAGGGTCTGCTACGTTCTTAATGCGTTTGTTTTGCGCTGTCCAGTTAAGGTCAGTATCCTGATAGATAGCATCTGCTACACGGTCAGTAGCTTCCTGTGCTGCGTGGAATGTCTGGATAGCTGAGTTATCCAAGTCTTCCTCAGTCAACACTGAGCCAGACGCAAAGTCAACTGCACGTGCTGTTAGACTTGTAGTACGGCGAACCTGTACAACAGTACTACTAGCAGGTGCAGAGGTTAATTGAACAGTAGAGCTTGAAGGAAAAGTCAGGCCAGCTTGAGCCACACCATCTACTGTTACACTTATTTCAGAAGTGTTCTGATATGTAAAGGTAATAGAGAACTGTGTGGTAGTTCCGTCACCTGTATAGTTTACGTATGAAAAAGCCATTTGTTTTCCTATTTAGTTTGCTGCTTCATTAGCTACTTTGTTTAATGCTTGCTTGACAACATAAAGAGAAGAGAAAGGAGCAAGTCTTAATGATTTACGCCACTCTGCCTCAGTCATGTCATCTTCTCCTACCATATTACCTACAGCTTGTACAGCATTACTAGCCATACCTAACGCTGGTGGGGTAAGTGAATATGAATTACCATTCATCATACCTGTTGTTACTTGTGCTATGTATCCAAAGATACTGGCAACACCAATAAGTTCCATAGAACCTTTAGTAAAATTACCAAGACTCATGCGTTCTTTAATATACTCATCAGCATCACTACGTCCAGCCGCCGCCATGTGTACTTTTGCCATATACATAAGAGAACCCATGAACATGCTGCCCATAATTACCTTACCCACAGCTATATCACCATGTCTTGCTCTAACACCCAAACGCATTGTCTGTTGTTCTAGAGCAGCCAGCGGAAAGCTAAGAAACTGAGTAACTGTTTTACCCCATTCGCTACGGAAAGCACCATTAACTGAACCTAAGTTCATCTCTTGTACATTCTGAGTAGCCTCACGATAGACAGAGATAGAGAAAAGCTCTCTTACTTCATCAGCAGGTAAGCCAGCACCAGAAGGTACATCCCACCTGTCAATGTTTAGTGACTGTAGAACCTTACCGTTGCTTCTAGTTGTAGCGTGTTTTCTAATGTTAGCAAAGATAGCTTCCTGCATATCTTCATTAATACCTAGCTGCTCCATCTTGATCTTAGAGAACGGTGGTTTACCCTGTGCTGCTGCTCTTGTCCACTGTGACGAATAGTTTAGCATAGAGATACGCCGTAGACTAGCTGTCACACCAGATAGACCTGAGAGGATAGACACATGCTCACGCATCCTGCCTAATGCTTCATCAGTCTTTGTAGGCTGATCTGGCATCATAGCAGCATCCATGTCACCACCTTCAAAACGAGAAGCCCTGTTGAACTTAGAGGTAACTACGTCACCACCTAGTCCTGTCATAACTTCTAGTTCACGCAGGAGTGCGTCATCTAGCTGTCCATTAGATGCCTTTGAGTAAAGTCTACGATACTGTGGCATTGTGCGTAGTAGAACAGGCAAGGAGTATTCCATAAGTGAGTTTGTAATCTCCATGAGTGCTGCCATTCCTGACATACCCATGTTAGTTATAAAGCCATACTCTCGTAAACGCCTGTGGAACTTTCGCCCAGCATCACTAATATCTTGTTTGAATACATGCTGACCAGTAATACCATCATACATATATTGCAAAGCTTTGATTTCAGCATCATTACCTACAAGACCCAATGCAACATTCTCTTGCTTAATCTTTTCAAGAAAGTCATCAAACGATGAACCAGCAACATTAGTATTAATACCATTACGAGCCAATCCTATTCCACCCGCCATCTGGAACACATAAGCATTATGTAAGTTCTCAATGTCAGTCTCTAGTAGCTCTCCAAAGGAAAGTTCTTCTATGTCACCTGCTAGTGTTTTAGCATTAATCTTAACATTCTCATCTAACAATAAGCGAGGTTGTGCGCGTTTATGTGCGCGAATACCTTTGGACTTAGTGACTGCCTCAATGACACCTATGATAACATCATCATCTAGCTCTTCTCTTTTGAGTGCAGCCGTTAGTTGTTCTACTGTTAAATCCAAGCCACCTGTAGGTGCGCCTATTTTATAAGGACGATCCATAACATTCTTAGCATAACCAGCAGCCATCTTACGAATATAAGTCTTTACGATCTTATCCGTAATCTTCTTCAGCCCTTTATCCTGTAAAGAACGCCTGACTGCTGCTTCGATGTCTGGCTGTGCAGATCGTATAGCAGCTTCTACTAAGTCAGCAAAGACTTCGGAATCTGCCCCATACTTAATACGTAGTCTATTGATATTAGAATCACTAAACAAACGTGGTAGATAGTTAGGATGATTATCCAAGATGCCAGATGTAAATCCAGCCACATTATACTTGATAGCTAAATTAGCTAACTCTTTCTGTTGCCTTTGTACATCATCAGCAACTTGTCGTACTTCCTTAGGTACATCCATACTTGGGTCACGGATAGCTCTTGCTACTAGTGTGTTAAAGTCTTGTACTGTACCACCACTACCTGCAATCCAAGCCTTACGATTGATGGTAAGAGTACGAGCAAATGCTGTACGATACTTACTCTCAAGGTATGCTTTGATTTCAGAAGCAGAAGGATTTACCACATCACCTGACTTATTACCTGTGCTGTTTAATCCTAGTTTATCTGCACCTAATCTAATAAAACCATTAGAGGATGCTTTAGCTTTAACAAACGGAGATACAAGGCTACGCAATCCAAGTAGTTTAATACCACGCTGCATAGAAACACTACGAGCTTCTTCTGCTGAAATCTCAGCAATTGACTTTGTACCAAGACCAGCAAATTCACCTGTAGCAGCTTCTTGTGCTATGATCTTGTTAGTAAGTTCATCGCCATCATTAGCCCTTAAGAAAGCCTGTTCATCAGGTGTTAGTGCTTCTCCTAGTGCGCTGCGTTGTGCTAGGTGTTGTACCTTTGCTCTCTTAGCGAAAGCCATTGTAGCAGAGTTAATACCACCTGTAAGACCTGCGCCAAACAAACCAGCCAACATAACGTCACCACCAGTGATATCATATTTTAGGTTTGCACGGATACTTTCAAAAGCCGCTGCTTCTGCAGCACCAACACCAGCACCTACTTTAAAGGCTCTGTAGACGCTGTAGCCCTTCTTTAAACCCTTACCCGCTTGTAGTACAGTACCACCAATAGCAGTAGCAGGAGCAGTGATAGGAGCAGCAGGACCACTCATAGAGGTAACAAGAGCAGTAGTAGCACCAATAGCTGCCAGTTCTGTAGGATCAGTCATAGCAGCTAACACTGTAGCTCCGACACCCCGCCAACCAGCTTGTGCTAGTAGTTCTCTATTCGCTGCAGTCTGCCGATAGTCTTCTGCCATAGTCATAGCATAGTCTAGGCTTCTAGTTCTAGCAGCATCAAAGATATCTTCTATAGCGTTTTCATCTACTAGCCCTTTTGTAAGGGCATCAGACATCTCAGGAGTTATTTCAGTTACTGGATTGTAAGGAGTGGCTGAGAATCTATAGAGGTTGCGGTCTAAAATGGGAGCGATTTGCTCCTCATTTGCAGCAGTAGTATAAAGAGTTGTAAAGTCAAGCTGTTCATTAGCCTTCTCTGCTTTTCTCTTTTCTGCTGCAAGGGTATTCTCGCTGACACTAGAGACAAATGGACTAGGTAACGGATTACCAAACCCCATCTTCTCTTGTGTTTCTTTAGAAATCTCAGCCATTTATAATACTCCTAGTTCACGGATAGTTAGTTCCAAAACCATCATCAGATGCTATTGTTTCATTAGTTTTTACTTTAGGTTTTGATTTAGGTATTGGTATGCTTTTAGAGGTTTCATTTTTTAAAGCGTTGGCTACCGCTTCCATTCTATTACGGATGCCTTTAGTATTTTTATTATTTTTAGCAGCCTTATATTCATCATTATTAAGGAACTCGTTAGCAGCTTCTTTAAAATTACCTGCTTTCATTAAAGCAATTGTATTTTTACTTGCAGGAAAATCACCACGATAAAAAGCTTGAACTATTTCAGTTTGTAACTTAGGAGAATAAGAAGAGAATTGTGGAAGATTTTGATCAATTAGAGTAAAGAACTTATTTAAGTCTTGAGCCAGCCATATTCTAGCTTGCTCTTTAGTATAAGTTTTATTAGGATCAACATCTGGACCATAGTGTCCAAAACCTACTGTAAAGAACTCTTCAAAACTTCCGTCAGCTTTCTTTAAACGGTAAGGTTTGGCAACAAATCCACCCTCTAATTCTTCTATTCTTTTAACAAACGTACCAATTCTTTCCTGAGGCACACCCTTAGGTGGTTTTACATCAGGAATTATTGTACCAGCTTGTGCTTCTGAAACAATAGCTGGTGGAGTAAAGCTTGCCATGTCCATAGGTTGTCCATCTATTGCTTCATTGATTTGATCCATGATATCACTAGTACCACCTGTAGTATCCTGTGGTGCTATAGTAATACCTGCTTTAACTGCTTCTTCTACAATATTCTGTGTAGCCGCACCAAGGTCTTGTAGTTCCTTTTCTTCTTTTTCTTGTGCCTTAGCCATGTCTTCAAGGTCTAAGGCTGCTTGGTTCTCAGTAGCAATATTAGCATCTTCTTGAGATATACCAGCTAACTGGTTGATGTAAGTACGTACAGCTTTTAAAGCTTCAATTTGTTCTGGTTCTACACCAACACGTGTGGTAATTTCGTCATCTGATAAATTAGGTAAGGATGCTAAATTAATTGTAGTATATATCTCAGCATTACGATCCATATTAATCTTTTTGTTAGCTTCTACTCTTAAACGCTCTTTTAGCATACCTTGAGATAACGTACCTAACTCTGAAAAAGCTACTGTATCAATAACAAAAGGTGGTAGCCCACCATCTTGATCTAATACAACAACATCTACAGCATTGGGATTAGAAGGATTAACTTTTATACTAAGACCTGCACCTTCTCCACGTATATCTCTGGCTAAAGAACCAATCTCAGGAAGTAACATAGACTCAGCTAGATAAGTAGATACAGCACCTTCTTGTCCTGACACTTGTTTAATATCTGTATTAAGAAGAGGTATGGCAGTTTTAATACCATTAGTACTTTCTACAGTAAGCCAATCATCATTCAAATAACTAGCTGCTATATCCATAGCTTTCTTAACATCCATGCCTTCTGCTATTACTAGAGCCTGTACAACATCTTTATACTGACTTAATACTTCTTGTGGATTTGTGATGTCTTTAAACTTTGAATCATCCCACCAAACCCAACCTTCTGTATTATCAATAAGGTCTTGAATTTTTACTTTAGAACCTTTTTCTTTAAATAGTTCTCCTTGAACAGCATTTAAAGCTTGATCAAATTCTCTACCCATTGGACCTGTCATGGTTTCTAAGACACGCATACGTAGTAGATCATCTTCTTTTAATGTACCACTACGCTTGGTTAGTCCACGTGAGAAGGACTCAACAGTACGATAAGCTTGAA